GACCAACTATAAGCCTTAGCAAAGGCAGGAACTTGTTTAACGAAATCAAAAGACATTTCATCAACACTAGTCCCTGAAGTGCCAACCATAGTTGCAACAGATGGATTAGAAACCAAACCGAGTGACTCACCGGCGGTGAGTCCTTCGGAATTGGCAAAATTTCTATAAGGCCTAATGGCTAAGGGGCTAACACTAAGATCCATAATAGGTTTAGAGTATCCCAGGGCAGCTGCAATATTTGAAGCAAACTTAGCGGCCCAAGCCGCCGGTTCAGTGAAAGTAGAAAGAACTGGAATACCGGAAACAATGCTTAGGCCGGTTGAAACGGTAGACAAAGCAGATGAAATAGAATTATTCTGCATTTTATCGACCTCCTCAGACTGATTAGAACGTCGGGGCGTAGAACCTCGAAGACTAGCGCCCGATGAAGACTGTGGATAATATGGGGCACACATTTCAAAGTCCTCAAAGGACAACCAGACGGTGACATCAGCACTAGCTGTGGCAGCGTCGGTAATGGGCGATAGAACAGAGAGGTAAGCAGTTCCCCAATCGTACAAATTATCCTTAGTGTCGTACCACTGAGTGGGAGCACAATAAGGTATACGTAAAACACAACTAGCATCTCTACAATCCAATTCAACATTAGGTTGTTGAGTTTTGGTAACAAGATTAAAATTGTGCATTTTGACATAGGGGGTCATAGTGACACCCGAGTCCATGTGTGTGGCCACTGGAAGAAAATGAAGCAACAATCTTCCCTGTTGAAAGGGTTGAGCATTAACTTGTATTCTAAGAACAGCAGTACCACGGACGTTACGATAACCGTCATATTTCTTAACCCACATATCTACGGATTCAAGAGCGGAGGATATGGAGGAAGACCAAACGACAGTATTGGCAGCATCAGAGTTTGCCCATATAAAATTATCAATTTTAACAGGCCTCTCAAAAAAATTCTTAAGAGAAAGGTCAGAGTAGGGTCTAACACCTACTTCACCTAAAATGGTTGCTGGTCGCTCGGGTTCAGCGATCCTAGCGGCCATATCATCAACGATATGGGTGGGTCCGGCAGTTTCTTGGATGCCATCCATTGTTTCTTGTTTATTTTGAGCAACTTAATTTCTTTAGTACGATGTCAAGTCAAACAGTACGCACTGCAGTCGGGGTCAGGATTTTTGGCTACTAACCGTGGAAGATCCATGACGAGTTCTCCTAAATAGGAGCTCCACGTTCAGGTGTGAGTGTCCATCGCCAGCTTACTCCGACATAATATCGCTGGGTAAGGGAAACACACCTGCTTGTTTTATTCGCTGTTCAAGATCGCGTCACGAAGGGAAGTCTTATCCACAAAAGTGGGGCTATAACCCAAAGAACGCATCTTTCTGATCATCTGGACCGAGTATTTTGCAAATACATCGTCAGCATGAAGAGCAAGCTCTTGAAGAGCGGTTTCGGCGACTAAGTGTTGTTCCATGAACTGAGATTTCTTAGTACGCCAGTAGGCCATCTCTAAGACGACAGAAAGTCTAAGAGGACACAGACAAATATTCTTGTGCATAACAAAGCTACGCTTAAGAAATTCGCACTCCATCCAATCTCTTAGATCGTGAACGGCTCCACTTTTGACCTCATCAGTGTAAACCATGCCAACCTCACGAAAACTATTAGAAAGGGTTTTCATCGTGACGTTGTCAAAAGCTTCACTGACACTGATGCCGTTATCGTCACCGTAATAAATATGTGCTGTATGCTTACGCAAATCAGAAACACACTTTGTGACGAGATTTAGATCGGTAGTGCCATTACACTGAGCCGATACGATACAGTAACGCGTTGCTATGGCGTTACAGATAGAATTGATGATGGAAGTCATCGGATGGCCCGATGGGACAGAACCAACCATCTCGTAAATTTTCCCACGCACCACATGTCGAGAATTTACGACCTCGAGCCAGAGTATCCTACGGACACGCTTTTCTTCTATAGTAGCTTCACTGTAGTAGGCCTCAATAATCTCGAGGGTTTTCATAAGAAGCGCAGGTTGTACGCTACCATCCCAATTGGAAAAGTCGCCCGCTATTGAACGATGTCCAAAGGCTCTCATTTTATCAGCTATGAGCTTCCAATCTTGGGAGTAAACGTTGCAACCAACCGCTATATCATTGCCTATACGATGGACCATAATCCATCTCATAAACTTCATAAAATACATGCGAAATATGATGGTGTAATGTAAATCGCAACCCGAAACCATACGTGTCTTATTCTTTTCCACCTTTTCGAAAGGTCTTCTCTCATCTTTGAGGAAGTCGCAATATAGAAAAGTAGGTCTAGAACCGGTCTCCATCATGGCTATCTTCTGCATGACGTTATCATGAACAAGTTTAGCCCCGATAGTATTGAAAACATAATGATCGTGATGTCGAAATATGTCCTTCTTACCAGACGTAAAAGTAAGACAAAGGGGGTACCCTGCACTTGTGTTTCGAGGGATACCCTCAAGAAACATGACACCAGGAACTCCCTTAATAACATCCTCATATGGATACACTTCATGGGGCGTGTAGTTGTCCCAGTCGGTGGTAGAATTATTAAAGAGGTGAGCGGCAAACTCACTAGTGACGAGACCTAAAAGGTGTTCGTCAAAACCTTTGTTACCGCATCCATACTTCTTTCTAGCCAGGTCTATGACATAAACTTCCTCACCATCAATGACAGCCTTGTGTAAATTAGAAATAGCACAAGTTGGCTTGGACCAAGCTCCATAATAGTCAGATTTGACTATGGAACTATGATAGTTCATGTGGTGGGGAGGAGTATAATCAATAAACGTAACGTTGGCCCCAAGAGATTGGGGTTTGAGAGCATACTCTATATCGTCATCATGAACCTCTGATGCGTCACCTTGAAAGGCAAGATTCAAGACAGTCTTGGTAATGATATTACACACACCTCGAGATCTATTGTCGCCACTAATGTGGATGCCAACAATGGTGGGCCTATTGAGACGGGCGTCGCTAACCATGCAAAAGGCACCGCAGTCCCCATTGCGTGTGGCGATATTATAAACCAAACCCTTCATTTCAACTTCCCCATCATCGTAGCGAATGGGACAGGTTTGAAATGCGGCCTGGGAGTTAATAAAAGCAACATCCTGAAGATTTTGTGTAGGCTTGACCAAAGCAACGAACATTAACTCGCCAACATCCTGGATAAGAGTATCTGTGAAATATTTACGGATGTCCATATGTGATTGTATAGTTGCTGGAAACTTCATAAAACCCAAATCATAGAGTTCACATTCTTCAAAAGTAAAACCCTCCAGATCCGAAATTTTATACCTATGAATGATGTTGGGTGAACCTATTTTCTTGAAGCCCAAAAATTTATCATCA